GATGGATCAATTGAATTTGATAGATGGGTCCCTCATCCTGTAAGTCAAAATCTTAATTTAGTAGATGCTCTTGTACCAGAAGTAAGAAACTCCTATCAAAAAAGTAGATTAGAAAAAGATCAAGAAGGTTCATACAATAAAATATGGAATGGTAAAGACCAGAAAGAGGAAACAACTGAAGATGATAAAAAAGCAGCAGAAAACTATGATGAATATAATGCTGCAGCTGGTTTACTAGATACATATCAGAAAGCACTTATTGAGAAAAGGGATATGATTCCTTTGTTGAAGTCTAATATATATATGGAATCAACAAAAGAAAATGAAATTGATCAAATATCTAAAACAATAGCATATATAAACTTAGCTATGGCTGGTAGTGTTAAAGGCCAATCAAAAGCTTTGTCTGAAGTTTTGCTTGATGCTTTATCTCAAATAAAAGATTTTAGAGCTTATGTAGAAAATCCTAAGAATATAAATTCTCCTGAATATGTTTCTTATGTTTTAAACTTTGATAAGTATATGAAAACGTTTGAAGGGCTTTTTATACTTAAAGATTTAAAAGGTTTAAATAATACTCAAAAGAATTTAATTTTATCATTACAACAACAACTTAATTTACTTAGTGGTGCTGGCACTGACACAGGAGGAATAGTAGGTGAAGCACTAAAAGACTATGTTAAAGAAATGGTGAGGCTAAAATCAAATAGAGATTTTGGTGGTGAAAATAGTTTATATACTGAAAAAGACTTAGAGCTTTTGATGGAAAAAGCTGCAGATATCAGTGACACTGAATATCAAACTAAAGATATGGCAACATCTCCAGATGTACTATTGGCTACAATGGATAAAATAAGAAAAGCCCAAAATCAAAAGCTATTAGATCTTGTGGCTCAAAGAGAAAACCTTATAAGAACGGCTGGACAAAAGCTTGCAAAGTTATCACCTGAATTAAAACTTGACGAGTTATATAAATTCATGTTAGAGTATGATGCAGACGGTACTTTTAATGGTAGATATGTAACAAAAATAGGAGAACAATATTGGGCTATACAAAATGAACTCAGAAGTCAACTTTATGATAATGAAGGTACACCATATCAATACAGACCTGTTTATGATTTAGAAACAGCAAGTCAGGAAGATATAGAATACAATAAAGATCTAGCTGCTAAAAAGAAAGCATATGGAGATTTTTATATGGCTGAGCAAAAAAGAGATGATGGTACATTACGTCCTTCAGGTATGTATCACAAGTACACCCAAGAGTTTATTGATATCAGAAATAAATATGAAGTGTGGAGACCCGGTGCTGAAACTAATCAAAGAGGAAGTTGGGAAAAGAAAAAAAATATTTCAGATGCAGACTATGCAGCTTATGTTGCAAAATATTATCAGCCGGTTGAATATACCAGAGCTGTAAGAATAAAGGGAGAGGCAACAGGACAAATTATAGAAGACCGTCAAGATATGATGGTGCCTAAAGCAGAGTATAGACAAATACTAGAAACTACCCTTGATGGACGTAATATGAGAAACGCCAAGTATGATGCCATAATGAGCGGTACTGACGCAAAATCTGTAGCCCAAAGGGAGTTTTATCAATTATACATAGATATGTATGAGAATGACTTGCTTAAGAAAATACCTATTGGGCAAAGTGCACAAATGTTGGGTAGAGTTCCTTTAGTACAGAATAGATTGATGTCTGATGTAAAAGAGAAAGGAACTTTGTTTACCAAGCTATATGCTAGTATGACAGAGAGTAGGGCTTGGAATATGTTTCAACAAACCTCTACTCAAAAAAATGTTATACTAGATAATGAGGGTTATATTATTGATCAAATGCCTATCTACTATACCGGTAGACCTAAGCTTGATACTGATATGGCTGATTTACAAAAAGAAATTGATCTTCTTAAATCAAAGTATAAAAAGAATGAAATCCAAGATCAACAGTATAAAAAGCAAATAGCTGTATTAAATGGTAAAATGGTAAGGCTCAGAGCAACACCAAGTAGAGGACAGATTAGCACAGATATGGCATCTAGTTTACTTAAGTTTAGTGCAATGGCTCAAAACTATGAAACAATGGGCGCTGTAGATGATACCTTAAAAGCTTTTGTTAAGGTAATTGAAAACAGAACATATACTCCTGCTCCTGGATTGAGATTAAATCTAGTAGCAAAAGTAAAAGATAAAGTTGTAGATAATTTAGGTACTAAAGCTAATACAAGTACTCAAGAAAAAAATGTAGTACGTAGAGCAAAGAAGTTTATGTCTATGATTCATTATGAAAATGAAAACATTACTAAGGGTGCTGTAGATAAAATTGCAGATGGTCTTATTCAGTTGTCTTCTTTATCATATGTAGCGTTTAACCCATTTGGTAACTTTAATAACTACTTGATTGGTAGAATAAATAACAATATTGAATCTATTGGTGGTAGATTTTATAGTCAAAAGGCATTTAAAAGAGCAACCTGGGAATTTAATAAGAGAGCTATTCCAGGATTAGTCAATAGAACAGCACATGGTGGTGCAGAAGATTTACTTGACGTAGTAACATTAGGTGTTATACCAGGATTAGCTAAAGCTGACTATGATAAAAAATTACCTAATAGTAAGTATGAAGCTTTTGTTGATATGTTCAGAATGATGGATAGTATGTCTGATATACGTGAACAAAGTAGAGCTACTGAAGATGGTAAGAGTTGGTTTGATAGAGCAACTGAGTGGGGTTACGTGATGCAAGATGCTGCTGAATATAATTCACAGACCAAAGTGGGTATGGCTATACTTATGGACACTATGATTAGAAATAGTAAAACAGGAGAAGAGCTGTCATTTTATGATGCATTTGAATACGATACAAAAACACATAAGAATAAAATTAAAGATGGTTTTGATATAGTAATCAAAAGAAATGGACAAGAAGTAGCTTATAATGATGATATAAGATATGAAATTAGAAATGAGATTAGAGAAGTTAACAAACAAATTCATGGTAACTATGCCAAGGAAGATAGAATTGTTCTTCAGTCACATACACTTGGTGCATTAGCTATTCAATTTAAAAAGTGGTTGGCTCCAGCAATTAGAGCAAGGTATCAAAGAGAATACTTTGATGAAAATCTAGGATGGATGGAAGGTAGATATAGATCTGCTTTATCATTCTTAAATTTTGCAAGAAAAGAGTTGGCTCAAGGTAATATGAACTTTAGAACAATGGGTAAAGAATACCTAAACCAACAAGTCAGAGCATATACTAGTGAAAAGTTTGGAGAAGCAAGAGATTATGGTGGAGGGGGTAACATAGATCAAAGAGCTAAGAATAGACTATTTGGTTTCTATAGAAGTATGGGTGATTTAGGTATCATGTTTAGTGTTATGTTTATTTCTTTGCTATTTGATGATTTATTATCTGGTGATGATGATGATAGTGATACTGAAAAGAGATTTAAAAATTTAACAAGATATCAAGCAGATAGAGTATATAAGGAACTTGTTTTATTCATGCCTTCTTTTGCAGGGTTTGAACAGGTAGAGCAAATGTTTAACTCACCTATTGCTGCATCAAGATCAGTAAGTGAAATGTCTGAAGCTTTTGAAATGATTTTTGTTGGAGGTTTCAAATATACAATGGCTAAAGCAACCGGAAATGAAGAAGCATTTTATGCTAATTCTAATTATGTATATCAAAGAGGTAAAAGAAAAGGAGAATTAAAGGTATATAAAAACATTAAAGATGTATTCCCACTACTATATTCTATTCAGAAATGGGATTCATACCTTAAAAACTCTGATTTCTATATTAAGTAAGACAAATTAACAGGTTTAAATCTATCATATGACATATTATTTAGTTATATTATAGTATAAACCTGGATAGATAAAGTAAATGAGATTTATAAATGACAACTAAATTATTCATAGTGAGCATAACAGCATTTTGTACGTATTTATGTACGTACTTTTTTGATTTATCAATGGAAAACATGGAACAATACTTAGCTGTTTGTTCAGTATTATGGTTGGATGGCATTTTTGGAGTTTGGGCAGGCTGTAAAAGAGAAGGTTTTAAAACATATAAAGCATTAAGAATAACCAGAAACACGGCAGTATGGATAGCTATACTCACGGTTGTTCTTATGGTAGAAAGAGGCTTTGCAGGAACAGGTTGGCTATCAGAAGTAGTTGTAGTTCCTTTTATGATCTTACAACTTATAAGTGCTTTAAAGAATGCTTCAATGGCAGGTTTAATAAAAACAGAAGAACTCAATAAAATTCTAGATAGAATTGATAACCATAAAGGATTAAGAAAATAAACTTAACTCTTATCCTAGCACTGTTCTAATAAGATGAACTGTCCAAGCAATTAACCCGTTTATATTCAGAGCAACAAGATTCCATTGTTTACGTGATGATGTCTGTATAACTACACATATAAAACCTAGTATAAATAATCCCGGATGTAGTGTCCATTGACCTGCTATCAAAAAGCCTGCACCCATATAACCTATACGGGATGCAACCTTTTGATATGATGTAAGCTTATTTTTATAAGCTAGTAATTTGAGTATTCTTCTTTTAACCTTCACAACTTGAGCATTCTAAAATGTTACGTGCAAAATCCTGAGCTGAACTTTTGCTAAATTGATAGTATAAAGTTTTTACACCTTCTTCCCAAGCGTACATATATAGTTTGTTTATATCTTTAGCTGAGACAGATGGATCTATCATTAAGTTTAATGACTGTGATTGATCAATATACTTTTGTCTCTGTGCCGCCTGCAATACAATCTCTTTTGGAGATATCTCAACAAATGATTTAAATACTTCTTTGGTAGGAAAGTCTAAGTGTTGTACACTTCCATCTTTCTTTAGAATGGATTTCCAGGTTTTGTCTGTATTTAGACCATACTTCTCAAGTTCCTCTTCTAAGAATGGGTTCTTATAGATAGTCTTAGACTTAGCAAGATCCTTAATAAAGTAGTTAGACTTAATAGGCTCTATACCCATAGACACAGCACCGTGTATAAATGAGCTAGACTTAGTAGGAGCAATTGCCATAAGGGTTGTATTAGCATACCCTTCTCTAAGAGATGTGTATCCATAATCATTATGTAACTCTCTTGAAGCAATCTCACTTCTATCTTTAAGGGTTCTAAAAATCTCACTGTTTAATCCTTTAGCCTGCAGTGAGTCAAACTCAAGAAGCTTAGATTGAAACAAAGAATGATAACCTAATACACCAAGACCAATAGCTCTATGCTTTTCAGCAAAGTTAAATGCTCTCTTCATACCCGGCATAGTCTCAGACTTAATAATGAACTCATCCATTACTGCGTTTAAGAAATATACATATGTTTCAATTGCGTCAGTTTCTTTTATCTGATCCCAATGTAACAGGTTGATAGAACCAAGGCAACATACAAAAGAGTTATAACTATCTGTAGGAAGCTGGATTTCTGAGCACAAATTAGATGCTGTAATATCCATCCCAAGTTCTTTATACGGAGAATTGTTATTAGAATTATCTTTAAACATAACATAAGGAAATCCAAACTCACTTCTATTCTGAATGATCTTAGCCCATACTTTACGTTTGTCTTTATCTCCTTCTTTCATTTCAGTCATCCATTGATCAGTAACTGTAACACCATACTGCAAATTTTGTATGGGGTTACCCTCTGTACCAATATCTAAGAACTCTAAGATGTCAGCATGCTCAACCGGCAGGTATACTGCACAAGCACCACGTCTAGCTTCAGACTGCTTACATACATCTACTACAGTATCATATATCTTAGCGTAGTGCACTGGACCATCAGCAAAACCACCTGTAGATATTTCAGTTCCTCTTGCTCTAATGTTGCCAATAAAAGCACTTGTACCTCCGCCATATTTACTCATCATTCCAATCTCACGACCAGCATTTAAAATACTATCTAAGTTATCATCAACATTAGATCCATAGCAACTTATAGGTAAACCTTTTTGTTTACCAAAATTAATCCATACAGGAGTAGACAAAGAGTAAAATCCTCTTGCCATATAATCCTCAAACTTTTCTGCAAAGCCTTTTATATTCAAATACTTTTCTGCTTTAATAGCAATGTCTTTGATTCTTTGTTCAGGGCTTTCTGATATATACCCTCTTGATAAAAATGTGCGGCTGTCTTCATTCAGCCAGTAGTACTTATTATATTCCATTGGTTTTATTTTTAAAATAAATCATCTTCTGTGATGCTTTTGCTTTTCTTGTTATAGTCAACACTCTTTTTGTAAAAGAAGTCTCCTTCTTTAGTACCGGTGATCTCTATATCAAACCATTCTACTGCTTTTAATATTTCTTGATCTACCTCAAAGATTGGTTTCATGCCTATCTTTTCTAGAGAGTTATTGAATCTGTTTTTTATAAAATGTTGTATTGTATTTTGTGGTAAGAAGCTAAGCTCCCCTTTCTCAAATATCCAATCAAGTATTCCACACTCTGCTCTATATGCTTTTCTACATGCTGAGTCAATTAGGTCTTCAAACTCTTGGTCAAACCATTCAGGGTTTTCTTTTTTGATAATATTAATAATCTCAGCACCAAAGTTACCATGTATTTCTTCTTCTTTACTAGTAGCCTCAACAACATTAGATATACCCTTAAGTACATTTTTTTCTTTGTTAAAGCTCATCATAATCAAGAACTGACTAAATAGACTTACGTGCTCTATAAATAAAGAGAACAACAGCACAGACTTAGTATACATTTTATTGTCTCTAGAACGTGTACCATCCAAGTACTTCTTTAAGTACTTAAGTCTACCTTCTATTGCAGGTACCTCAACTACTGATTGAAATTCTTTTTCTAATCCTAGTATTCTAAGCAGCCTGGCATAAGCATCTTTGTGCCTTACTTCTGACTCAGCAAAAGTAAAGCCTACATCACCTACTTCTGTGATAGGCATGCGTTTATAAAGATCTCCCCAAAAAGTTTTTACATTTACTTCTATCTGAGCAATTGCAAGCATTGTCTTTTTTATGACATCTTTTTCTTCTTTTGATATAGTGACTTTAAAGTCTTGTATGTCTTCTGTAAAGTTGAATTCTGTATCTATCCAGTAGGAATGCCTAATTGCGTCTTTGTATGCTAATAGTTGTGGATACTCATAAGGCAGTATGTTTACTCTGGGTTTAAAGATGTCTTTGTTCATAAGGTTATTATTAAGGATTAAAAAGCCCCATGATCTACAAGAGAAAATGCGGCTACTAGATATATTTAATTTACTAAATGTATATGAGATATAAAAGAGAACTATTGCTTTTTATCTCATATTATATGTAATTTAACTTAGTTAAATTTTGTATATTGATATTAGTACACTAGACAAAGATAATATTTATATGTGTTAATCAGTTGTTTAAGTGAGACAAAATTTGTATATTATTCATATAGTACTTTTAAAAAACATATTATGTTTAAAAAAATTATAAATGTTATTTGGACTTATAGCTTACAAGATTATTGGAGAGCTATTTGGTCAAGAACAACAGTAGATGAAAAAGCACATGCTACCTTGTTAGAAATTGTAAAACGCTATAAGCTTACTGCACAAGAATTATCTGATGTAGGTAAAGCAATTAAAGAGGTTGGTAATCAATTGGCTCATGTACCTAAAGCTGCTGCTGGTAAAACTAGAAAAAGAAAATCTAGTAAAAAAGCATAGTAATGGCAAGAGTACAAGCAGCAGTATATGAAAAACCCTCAAAGTCAAAAAGACCTGGGGTTCATGCAAAAAGCAAAAGTTCTAGTTTAAAAACAAGTAAGAACTATAAAAAAAAATATAAAGGACAAGGAAGATGAGACAAATTTGTTTATTAATACAATGGGTTACAAAAGGTAAAGTTTGTTTAGGGCATTGCCGTCAAGGTCTTTGTAAAAAAACTAAAAGTAAAATATAATGGGTGATTGGCAATTAGAAATAGCATTTCATTGGCCGCACAATAGATTTGCATTGGGTTGGGAGTTTATACAACCAGATGCTGAGTTTAATTATGCTACAATGAAAGTATACCTGTTTTTTGTAACGTTTACATTAGACATATAAATTTAAATAAAATGGCTAAAAAAAGAGCTTGCTTACCAAAGCAAAAAATGACAAGACAGAAAAGTAAACTACTTATGAGAATAGGTGGTGAACTTGCTGAAGAAGATATCATGCTAGGTTCTGTAGTAGAAAAAATGAGAAAAGGTGGTAATGCAGAAAGAATTGTTCAAGATAGATCTGGTAAAGATAAAAAACAAAAATATAAAATGGGTGGTTGGACCTATGATGGCAAATAAAGTATGAATATTTTAACTGACATATTAAGTTTAATTAGACAAGGTAAGTTTTCAAAGCTTGCTGAAAAAGATGATGTTCTTGTTTTAGGAAAATGGAATGAACAGCCTGATATGACTGGTGTAGCTTCTCCAATTCCTTATAAAGCAGTTAAGCTTATTAAAGTAAAAGACTTTAAGGTTGAAGCTGCGTCATGTGAAATAAAAAATACACCAGAAAATACAAAATCTGGAGTAGGTGTATTTCAAAAAACAACAACTGACCCTGATACAGGGGAATGCATATCTTATTTACGCTCACTTAAAAGTTTATCATCTAACTTAAAACTGGCTTTATCATTAGATGATAACTATATAGAATTAACTACTGATGGAGAACCCAATACTGCAGAAAATATAGGACGTGGCTTTGGTTTATATAAAGATAAAGTTGGTGAATCACTGAGATTTAAATCTATAGTTGCAGGTTCTAATATAAATATAAGTGATGATGGTAGTTCACTGATCATTAATGCAACAGGTGGTGGTGATCAAACATCTGCAATTAATATAGGCGGAGGTCAAGAGGTTTTTGAAAGTGAAATAGGTGATCAATTAAGGTTTAGAACTTTAATTGGTGCTGGTGATATAGATGTTCAAACAAAAGGAGATACAATAAGTATTTCATACTTTTCACCAAAAGTATTTAGAGCATTGTTAAGTCAAGCTGGCGATAATGATCCGGTAATTACTGTATTAGAAAACACAACAGATTTTACATTAAGTGTAAGTAGAGATCAGCCAGGAACATATCAATTTGATTTTTCTCCAGCTGTAGCTGACGTAAATAAAATTGCAATTACAGTATCACAGACAGGAAAGTCAGGACCTCAGCTATTTAATATAAATAGTATAAGTGATGAAGACTTTTCTTTACAAACGTTTGCTGGTTCATCATTGTCAAATGTAGATGGTCAATTGCTTTATACACCTTTAGAAATATTAGTATACCCTTAAATTAAAAACATGAGTGATAAAAAACCTAAAAAGAAATTTAAAGATACTAAAGTAGGAAAGTTCCTATTAGGTAATGGTTCTGCTATTGTAGATACAGTAGGAGATTTATTACCAGACTCTGGTGTTCTTGGTATAGTAAAGAATCTTATAGATAAAGATCCTGTTATGCCACCGGAAGACAAAGAGAAAGCTTTGAAACTTTTAGAATTAGATCAGATAGAACTTCAAGAAGTTAGTAAAAGATGGGAGTCTGATATGAAATCTGATTCATGGCTTAGTAAAAATACAAGACCAATGACATTAATATATTTAACTGTCATCACATCTTTATATATTATTCTTGACTCTTTAAATATAGCATTTGATATAGATGAAAGTTGGGTTGATTTATTAAAGACTTTATTAGTTACAATTTATGTAGCTTATTTTGGGTCACGTGGATTTGAAAAATATACAACAATTAAAAAATAGAAATTATGCCAAATAATATGAAAAAAGCAGGAATGAGCTACACTTACGGTGGTGGATTTACAAAAGGTGCTGGAGATGGAGACATTACACCTTCTAAAGCAGGAATGGAATCAATGGCTAAAGGTGGTGGACTAAAAGGTTTTATGAATGGTGGTTCAGTATTAGACTATAAACAATACGGTGGCCCTAAAAAAGTAAAAAAATAGTCATGGGAAACAAGAAAGGTATTACAAACAAAATGAAAATAGATGCATACTCTAAAGGAGGTGGTCTAAAAGGTTATATGGCTGGTGGCGATGTAACTGATGTATATGATAGCTTACCAAATAAGTCTGATGCTCAACTTGTAAAAGAATTAGAGGCTAAAGAAAGCACTTTTTTTAGACCTAAGTTCAAAACAGAACAAGACAAAAAAAATATTGCTAGCATGAGAGCTTTACAATATGGTGGTAGCAACAAGAAATCTAAAAAGAAATAATCATGGCAAAGAAAATATCATTCCCTATGCAGGGTGAAAGCTATAAAAGAGAAACAACTAATGGGGTTTATAACCCTACGTCTATTCCACAAGCATTGCAAAATGCTAAGAATAAGAAAAAAGTTGAAGCAAGAATAAGATTAGCAAAAAAGACTAATTTAAATCCTCCACAAAAGTCAACTAGAGCAAAAGAACCTGTTCAGTCTGAAGCTTTTAAAAGAGGGTATTGTAAATAATAAAGCATGGCAACATTAACTGCACAAAGAATAACACAGCAGGGCTTAAAGCCTGCAACAGTAACACCAGCATTAGCAGGTGATAAATTAGCTAATACAGGAACACAGTTTTTTCATTTAGAAAATGATAGCAGTGTATCAGTAACTGCTACTGTAGTACCAGTGGTAACAACAGTAATAGACCCTTCATTAGGTAAATTAGTTAAAGAAAACGCTGTTATAACTTTAGCAGCTGGTGAAGAGGGTTTTTTAGGCCCTTTTGAAATTGATGCATTTAATGATGCTGACGGAAATATAACAATAACATGTACGGTACAGGCAGATATTAAACTGTCTGCTCTGTATCTATAAATAAAAAAAAAAATGAGCGTATTTATACAAGAGGTTTTAAACCTACTGCAAAGAAACAAAGACAAAAAAACTCTTAATCTAAAAACAGACTGGTTTGAATTTGGAAGAAAGCAAAACAGTACATTAAATACTGGGACATCTTACTCTCCAAAAATGGAGCCTTTTGTAATAAAAGGTCAAGATTTAGTATGTGAAATAACTAAGGGGTTAACTAGAACTGTAGATGGATCAGGAAATATAGGTTATGTGCCTGTTTATACTGAGACAGATGGAGTATGTAGTTTAAAAGCATTAAAGGATAGCATTATGACTCAAGATGCTGCTAATACAACAATTGCTGTTAGTGGTAATCTTCTTGTTAAAAAAGACTCAGAATTAGCAGGTAATGTTAGTTTAGGTTTTTCTGATCCATCAAATAAGATATGGTTAGCATCAAAAGTTTTAGACTTTAATCAATCAGAAGGAACACCTGGTCAAGTCCTTATTGCTCAACCAGATGGTACTGTAGTTTGGAAAGACAATGCAAGCGAATGTAAATGGATTGTAGGAGGAGAAGGTGGATTTACTGTTGGTTGTGACGCTAAGGTGTTCTTTGTTGGTGGTGATAAAATAACAACTATTGGTAATGGTACAGATACTGTAACATTTAATCATGATGAACAAGTAGTAGACTTTGTTAATGAAAATGTTGATCCAGATTTTGGAGACAGTTTTGATGCTGTTAGAGTTGTTAAAGTAGATAATTGGGGTCACGTAACACAAGTAATTACAAGTAAGGTTACCTTGCCCGCAGAAACCACTTATAGTCTAAAAGGAGAAGTATCAGGTACAACAAATTATGCTATAAGTTTATTAGATTCAAATAGTGCAATTGCAGGTAAAGTATTGCTAGAAGCAGGTACTGGAATTGATTTGATTGATGCTGGTAATGATACAGTTACAATAAAAGCATCTGCAACTAGTAGTCCAGTAATGACATCTACAATTACTGGAACAGGTAAATTGTGGAGTGATGTTATACAAGCACAACCAGCAGCTCTTGTATCAGATGTAGATCAAAGAACATACGGAATTCAATTTAATGATGCAAAACAACTTGTTGTTAATGTACCATGGGTTGAAGGATCAGGTTCTGTAGTAGTTGGTAACCCAGGCAATCCTACAGTAGATTTAACTTCTATAGAAATAGATGGTACTGTTTATGGTATTGCATCAGGTGGTGGAGGTACTGTAACCAGTGTTGGTTTAAGTACAGATATTGCAGCTTTCCAAGTTGGAAGCTCTCCAATCACATCAAACGGTACAATAGAATTAAATCTTTCGGGAGGAACTGCAGGTCAATTCTTAAGACAAGATGGTAATTGGGCAACAATCCCAGGAGGTAATGTAGGAACAGTAACTAGTATCTCAACTGAAGTAACTCCAGTTGTAGCAAATTCAATTGATTTTACTGTAACTGATCCGACAACAACGCCTAAATTAACTATAGACTTTAAAGGAGTAGCTGGACAGTATATAAATGGAGAAGGTGAATTAGAAACATTCCCTACTATCCCACCGGCATCAGAAGATGTTAAGTTTAAAATTGATGCAGCAGATACTGTAGCAGGATATTGGAGTGATAAAATAACAATAGGTTCAGGTTTATCAGGTTCAGTTAATACAGATCCAAGTGGTGAAAAAACACTAACAATAAGTGCAATATCAACTAATGTTGTAAATAGCATTAAAGTAGGTAATACCACTGAGTCTGGATTGTTTGAGTTTACAGGACCAGGTGTTACTATGGATAACAATGTTAGCCCTACTGTAATTAATTTTGCTCAATCAAGTTCAGGTATTGAGTCATTAAGTACATCATGGCCAAGCGGTGCAGGTGTAGCAATGACTTTAACAGAAGTTAACTTAAGTGGTCCAGATACACAACTTAATTGGAACGTTCAAGGTACTACATCACAATATATAGATGGTACTTTTAGACTGCAGACATTCCCAACAATACCTGCAGAGTACAATGGTTGGAAGCTTGGTGGTGATTTAGGAACTTCTGAGGATATTACAACAGGTAATACGGCAAAAATTGCCGGTGGTGTTGGTTTAACAACTACAGTATCTGCAACAGATACATTAACAGTTGACTTAGACAACACTGCTGTAACTGCAGGAAATTACACAAATGCTGATATTACAGTAAATGCCCAAGGTCAGATTACTGCAGCTAGCAATGGATCAGGCGGTGGCTCTTTACCTTATACAACATATGTTGCAACATGGACTCATCCAAAAGGTTCTCCTATAACAGTGACTGAGTTAGAAAATACAACAGGTTGTCAAGTTACTTGTACTCTACCAAAAACTGGTCAGTATAATTTTACTATTCATACACCAGGTGATCCTGCAACTGCTTGTGAAGCTACACGTACTAAAAAAGTATGGTGTTTAGTAGGCGGTAGATCCCCAATAACAGAAGGAGTTGATCCTGCAGAACTATATTTTAGACAAGCACCTGTTGCAATAGGACCACAGATAGTTGAGATTGATTTTCTAGAACAAGATAATAAAGCAAGTACAAAAGGTCTCCTTCAAGGTAATATTGAAATTAGATTCTATTCAAATGAAAAAGTATAATTAGTAATATTTTAGAATAAAGCCCGGTTAATTCCGGGCTTTTTTTATTCTCTAGTTTCTTCTAGTTCTTTTTGTAAACATGCAAGAGCACGCCAAGCAACCTTTGCGGTGTGCCTAATTCCATCATCATCAATTGTGCCTGCATCAATTAGATGTCTAGCTAATGCATCATAATCATCATTAGACTTATTACGATCCCAATGAAGAGGTTTATCAGGATGATGTTGTTTGTTTCCCTGTAAAGATACACGTGCTATTTCCATAATAGCATCCGGGAAATATTTTAATACGCCAGTGAATACTGGAGTTCCTTTTCTTTTTTCAGCTTTATCCATAAACATCCATTCTTTTTTAATCATTTCTTTTTCTTTTTTCTTCTTTCAGCCATTACATCTTCAATCTTTCTAACCTCATATGCACCACATGGTCCATTTGCAGCACCTGATGTTGCTTTTCTATTTGTTCTTTGCCAGCTATAAATCTGACTATCTTCACTACAAGGTATAAAGTTTACTCCGGCCTTGGCATATCTTTCTTTTTCTTTTCTTTCTTTATTTGTCATTTGTCTTTATTTTTACGATAGTCTATTATAAAACCAACAGCTACGAGTACGTTTAATCCTAGGCTAGCTATGATTTCATGCAAGTCTTTATATGTATTTACGCTTAAATGTACGTGTCCGATCACCCAGAATGGTATAGCCATCTGTTGACTGTACCATATCAAAGCAAATTCTAGAAATTTCTTCATGTGTTATTCTTTTGTAAAGGGAGTAAATAAGGAGCCAGAGCCCAAGAATGCAAAAACTCAGGCCCCGGTTGGTTATCTCCTATTTATTCATTTTGTTTTGACTACTAATGTATAAAAAGAGTATAGCTAATATGAGTGCAACAATTAGCTTCACTGATCTAGAAATACATTTTCAATTAGTTGTGTGTCAGTAACATCTTCATCAACTTCTACCACTTCTTCTACTGATTCTGACATTACAATAACTTTATCAGATAATAAAGCTTCTTTTTTTATGGTTGGCTTAGATGTATTTAAACATTCTGCAACAATAAAGTCATGAAAATTTTGACTGTCTTGCAGCCAGTAGCGTGGATGTGCTTTCTTTAATGCATGTGTAACATGATTATAAAAAGTCCAGCAGGATTCAGCATCAGTACCATAGTGAAATGATGGTTTAGCTAGCTCAGCCTTAATAATAGATGTTTGTTGAGAATCTATAAGTTCTTCCTGTACAAACATTCTACCTACTAATTCAGCTTGTTGTCTTTCAGTAAGAATAACATTCTTCATAGCGTCTCTATCTTTGATGATACGTTTATAATACTTCTCAGCATTTTTAACTTGATCAGCTATATTTATAGAGCAATCCAAATTTGCCGTCCCAGTATGTTTTCTTTTGAAATTCATCATATCTCCAGCAACCATACCGTTATAACAAACCTTAACATAGGCCCCAATAGCACATTGGAATCTAACAAGTTTATTATATGAATTAGTCCAGGCAAACATCATCCCTAATTCAGTTTCATTAATGATATCTTCATCAACGCTTCTACTAGGGTAAATATGATAAATACCTTGTGCAATTGTAGCATTAGTATTTGCTCTGTATATTTCCCTTTGAACTGTGAACCCACTCTTCTTGAGTAAAGTTAACGTATTGTCTATCACCTCTTTGTGTGTAACAACTGTGTATGTCTTACCATGATTGGGTAAGGGTGCATTCTCTAAATAAGACCTTGTGGTCTCTGTTGGTTTTTTATGTCCCATAATATTAAACTTTTAAAGTGTAAATATAATAAATTAATCTGACACAGCAAATTAAAATATATATCTTATTGTATTTAAAGGAAAATATTTACTGTATATCTCTTTAAACTCTCTTAATAACCGGCCTTTATGCATCAGAGGATATCTCATGACACCGCTTTGATTTTTTACTTCTGAACTATACTTCATCATGTCCTGGGCTTCTGGTGATGCCTTGGCCATTTGATTAGTATGATTAGTAAGTGCAATAACTTCACATTTATTTATGCCTGCCTGTTCTTTTACCTGTGCAAAAAGTTTATCATACTCTTCTTTCCAACCGGGATAAAAGACTAAAGGGCTATAATTAAGATGAACTTGCCAGCCTAAATCTTTTAGACGGTTAACATCAGCTATACGACTTTCTATCTTTTGCATCTTAGGTTCTAATATATTAGAATACTTCTGAGGCATAAGGCTTACACGTACTCTTGGAGGTTTGTTGAACTTTTTTACGTCAAGCTTCAACAACCCCGGATACTTAGTGGCCATAGTGCTATTAAGCTGAGGATGATCATCATAACGTTTAAGGTAATCAATTAAAGGTTCAGGCATATGTTTTTGCATTAGAACTAAATCCGTGTTACATGCAATATCTACCATAGTATATATGGGATCCTGTTGATCAGGTACCTTGGTAAAACCTTTTTCCCATTCTACAACAGAATTAAATATATCATCTACATTCTCATTTACAAATACTCTATGGCCATTATACCTAGACATATAACAATAGGTATCTACACAGCCGCCAAAACACCCGTAGATAATATTGGGAGCTATGCAGTTAGCACTATTGTTATTTGGTTTAGTTACAAGGGTCTTAGTTCTTTGTACCTTAATCATTCTTTATGTAAGCTGACTCAGTACCAGATATAATATCTATATCTTTTACAAACTGACCGTTAACCATTTTACCGGTACGTTTAGAAATTACATTATAAGCTGACTTAAGACAATACTCTAAAGATACATTTTGCATCTTAGCCTGAATAATCAGGGTGACCATAATATCACCCATAGCATCAATGATCTCTTCACGGTCATCAGCATTGATAGCCGTGCAGAGCTCAGTTGTTTCTTCTAATGTCTTTAAAGCTTGGGCCATTGGCGTTGCTTTTTCTAAAATACCTTTTTCTTCTGCCCAGCTTTCAACTGCACATTCTAATTCAAAATAATCCATATGTTTAAAATAATTTTAATTGATTTGTTTTTACAGAGAGTATACTATTTATCTCAGATTCAATAGCTTGAAGATAATATAACTTATCTATATTATAATCAGACCATTTAGGTTTAACTTCCATCTTGTTAAAGACTGTTTGCAACCATCTACCTGATTCTAACTGTATCTCACGTCCATCATTCTTGTTGACTTTAATAATCTTTACACCTTCTTTAGATATAAAATACCTATTGATTTTCTGCAATGACTCTTCATTATAAGCACCGTTTAATATACTGCGGGCTACTTGTTGCCAATCACCTTTGGATTTACCTCCTATACAGTAGTCAAGAATATTTTTATTCTCTTCTAAGTAATCTTCTGGCAGCACATCATTAACAAAGTATTGATATATGGCCTTTGGGATCACTAGCTTAGACTTATTCTTATGCAACTGCAGGTTATGAAAGTCAAACCTACCTTTAAGCTTAACGGGCGCAAAGCTAAACTTGTCATTCTCAACCTTAAATAAGTAATGAGGCTGACTTTGTTTAACTTCTCTCCACTTAGTAATGTCAACGTTTACAAAGTTGTTTACACCAATGTAATTGTTTACATCAGATAAAACAAGCTTTTGATATTCATCATGTTCTAAGTTTAAACTTGTAGTATTTTCCCATTCTTCACATATTTGCATATATAAATCATAGTGCTCCCTAGGTATAATAGTTTCTACACCATCTGTGTTTTGTAATAAAGCAACAGCACCCGGTATACGCTCCATTATTTGTTCATACAACATCATCAACGTTAGTTGACCGTTAATTGTAATTCTCATACACAACTCAGGGTCATAAAAGAAGCTGTTTACATCATTACTAAGACCAAAAGTAGAATTAAGTATAATCTTGTATACATAATTCATTGGATTGCTCTTAGGTATCTTCTTACGCTCCTCAAAGAACCACTCATACTGATCACAAAACTGGTCAACTGGAAAATGCGCAGGAGACCACTTGTTTTTAATAGCTAGATTAGGATAAAAACTAGTTACATCCGAAGACATAATGATCATATCATCTGAGCTTTCATAAACTCCTTTAGCAGCAGCACCGTGTGCACCTCCTAAACCAAAGTGAGTCTTCACATCTTTGTAATTAATATGATATTTAAAACTACCTTTTAATCTTGTTGCATCTATCTCAAGAGATTTAAACCTATCATGTAATGTTTTAAACTCAGGAGATGTAAACGAGATGTATGGTAATATAATATCATCAACTTTAATTACAGTTCTATGAGTTCTCATTTGTTTTAGGTCCCTCTTTTGTATATTAAGTTTTTCTGATAAATAAAATCCAAAAAGTTCTTTACTGATACGGGGCTCAGAAGCACTAAACAGATTAATGTTATAAGTCTGGGTCAGTTCTTTTCTTAAACCAACCTGTGACTTAGATCTATTATAAATTTCTTTAGTAGATCTTACATCATTAATACAATATTCAAGTATAGTATCTATTTCTTCTTGTTTAGTTATCTCTGTCTCATGATGAATAGGCATGTCAAGGATGTTTTCCCAATCCATGCTATATTGAATCCATTTAAGACTTGAACGCTTGGCTGGATTATCCCAATGATGAAGTTTAAATATGTCTATTTGACCAATTATCATCTTCCATTGTGGATAATCACTGAATTCTTTATTGTTAGATTTCTGAATACAACGTTGGGCATATCTATAAATAATACTAGCAATCTCACAACCACTAAGATCTGACCAATCTATATGGTTATCTATTATATAGTGAGTGACTTGAGCATCAAAGGCCAATCCATTATAGGATATATGCCACTCTTTATTATTAAAGTTTTCTTCTAGGAAACTAATGAACTCATCTAAATCATTACGCAGGTCATGAATAACAAAGACTTTTGTTTCTGTAGTCTTATAATGTTCAAATACCCCGGTGAAACAATTAGATAAAGTCTCATAGTCCATTACCCAATGCTTCATTCTTTTCTATCTTTAAGTTTATCTTTAAATGCATGTAAAGTTCTATCACTAATACCTAAAGCTTTAGCTGCACTTTTTACAGTTTTATGTTTTTTGAGAGCTAATATCATCAGCCTTTCTCTCATTTGAATTAGTGTTTCCATCATTATAGTTTTTAAGTGCAACTTCTCTAGCTTCATAAATTAACTCCATAATACCATCATAAATACTTTCAATAGCTTCTGAAGAACCTTCACGTTCTAGTTGTTTATCAATTTCCCTTTCATACAATTTAACAGTTTTAATTACATGTTTAATTCTCTGTTTAACTTGTTGGGTATGTATATACTGTAGATTATGTGCTAGTTCTCCCATACACTTAGTCATAGCAAATAGGATGTTCACATCCATTATTTCTTGTTGTGTTAATTTAGCCATTTAAAATTTATTAGAGCCAAAAAAACCCCAATTCAATGAGGTTTTTCTGTACCGGATTATAGAGTTGGATAGTATGGGAATTCTATTGACCCGGAAGAATAATTTTAGATGGTTCTGTTTTTTGTAAATCAACAAAAAATTCTTCAATATTAAAATTATCTGCATTTACTGCAAACATATGAATAAATGTTTCTATATCAGATCTATCACTTAGATAAAACTCAGAAAATGTATCTACTAATCTTCTTTCTTCTTTTACAGTTTTTCCTGTCTGTTGATTAGGTGTTTTTAATCTTATTGGTTGACCGTTGTCATCCAATTTAGGTACCATGTGGTAAGATTGTTTCATCACTTTACTGATGACAGCTAAAATGCCTGACGTTGGGTCAAACATAGCTTCTACATATGGTGAGTCTTGACTCACTGGGATTAAAGTAAATGATTTAGCATTTCTAAAACTAGAATTTACTAACATCATATTTTGTCCTATTTGGTTTGCCATAATTATTTTATTTATTTGTCAAATATATGGAACTATTTTTTAATAATTGGTTAATAACATGATTATTATCAATTAAAGTTTCTTTTTCAAGATCAGGAGGTGTACATACTTCATATATATCTTCTATAGATTTAATATCTACACCAAGGCTTTCAGCATATTCATCATGCACACCTTCTGGTGTAAGAAAACCTTCAACATATGATCCAATTTTATCTTGTGTTCCAAAGAAATCAATTATACTGATTTTACTATCTAAACTATACTGTGAATATTTTCCTTTAAGGAATTTATTGTAGTCAGATTTAAATTTACTAAAATCAAAAATAAAGAGTTGGGTATTTTCATTTAATTCTATTACTTCTTCAAGTAGAGAATGATTTAATAAATGTGATTTAGCAAAACTATTAAACTTAGGTGTTTGTTTAGTTTTGTATTCACACAAAAACTTAAGATCATTAGTAGAATAGACATTATCCCATGCAACATACGTTTGTATTGGTACACGGGTAATGCCTTTCTTTATTTTTAGTAAAGGATAAAGAAATACTTTGCTTTTTTGAAAATATTCTAAATATACGCCCATACTATAATTTAACCTTTTTCACTAATAATTCATAAGGTAATGAATAGTTTCTCTCATTGTAGTGATATCCTGCAGTTTTTAATACACCGCCAAGACCTTGAGCCCAATTGCCCATAGATTCTTGAGATACATCAAAAACATATACTTGATTATACTTATCAATCACAATAAATTTAAATTCTATAGTGTAATCATCTCTATCATCTCCAAGAGAATCATAAACCATTTTAGAATAAATAGCAGCTTGCAACCAATAATTATAAAAGTCTACGCTTTCTGCAAATACATCAACAGTTTTACCGGATGTTTTAAGATCACATATTGTTACTGTCTTTGACTCAGAGTCAACAGTATAGTAATCCACATATCCATGTAATTTAAACGGATAGCCATCTAGATCAGAAACAAGATATTGTTCTGCATATGTAGTTATTGGGTCTAAATCAAAGTCAGTCTGTTCATTTTTAAATAAACTCATAACCTCTTCATTAGCTTTTATAACTTCAGCTTTAGCAGTACAATCTAATAGTGTCTCTTCATTAATAACATCTACATTAGTATTAGATAAGAATTCCCAATAAGGTTCAAACTCTTTTTTTATAATCTTTACAATACGTTGTTCATCTGTTTTAAGAGATTGATACAAATTCATTTCTTTGAGTGAATCCAATACTATTTCAGATGGAACATCAAATAACAATTTTGCATCAGTATATAAAGACATATTTTTTAGGACCTTTCTAACACTATCTGATGGTGCTTTACCGGGTACAATGTTAAACTTTTTGTTTAAGTTCTCAGGTTCAAACACTAAACAATGTACAAGTTTACCTTCTACTAAATGTTTATCTGTTTTAACCTCACGTTGTTTAAGAATATAGTCCTTGTAAAACAAGGATGGTGAAAATAAAAGTTTGTTAAGAGAAGAATAACTAAATGCAAAATCTTTATCTGCATAAAAGTCTTCTTCTCTTTCCATGTTTCTATTCATCTGAAATAATTTTATTAGTTAATTCTTCATTAATGTACAAAGAATCTAAGTCAACCTTAAATACATCTGCACTTGGTCCTACTAAACTAGCTAGAAATGTTGTATGAAGCTTTTCTCTTGTACTATCCACAGCAAATTTAGTTAATTTTCTGTCTTTAGCCAAAAGATTTAGATACTTATTAAAAGAGTAAATACCTTGAGTATTATGGTTTCCTTCATAAGCCTTCATTCTTTTTCTAAAAGCCTTAACGTTAACTGTATTCCAGTTTGTAGTAGCTTTAAGCCAATCATAGTGCCAGTAATAAATACCAGATACTACATCAAAAGATTTTTCAATATTGGAATTAGCCAACATCTCTAAAGCTAATGATCTATTATCTATATCACTACTGGTAACCATCTTCTCTACCTCATCAAATTTTTCACTTTCTAAAACAGCAAGGTCTTCATCTATTATTGCACATATACTTGTGTCTGCAATAATTTCAGTAGATGAGTTTGTTATTTTATCAAACAATTCATAGTTTTCTACAGGTAATATCCAATCATGACCGTGATCAGCAGATTTATTATTTTGTGATGCTAGCTGATCTATAACTTGTTTTACTTTATCAGTTTGAGCTGTCTGTGCTTCATTCCAGTTTGAACCATAGCTAAAACTAACTCTATAGTTTACATCTGTATTAGACATAAAGTCTCTTAAAACATCTAAAGCTGATGAAGAAAGCAAATCCATATTCTTTAATTCAGCTAAAATCTTATAGCACTCTACATATGTAATAGATGATTTCCATTCTCTAGAAACTAATTTATCAAAAAACTTCATAGATACTATACTTATATCAGCTTTAGAAGCATCTCTGATAACTTTGCAGTTAAACTTTTCTTTCAAAAGGTCAACTTTCTGTCTAGGTAAATCTAACTTAGGATACCTATAGATCTTTTTATCTTGTAAATCAACTGTTTTCTTTAAATTAGCAACACCTAGTTTAGTTAGATCTTCCATCCTAACTTCCCAGTTATTGCTGCTAAAGACATGCATACCATCAAGATGATTCCATTCAAAAGCATCTTTTGTTAATCTACCGCTATCATCAATTGCAGATGATTTTATATTAATGTTTAATCTTACTCTTTTTTTCATGTTTTAAATATTTTTGATATTCTTTTTTAACAGCTACTTTAAATGTATAAAGGTCTCTGTTATGAATGCTTATTTCTCTTCTTACTATAGGCTCAAGATATCTAAACGTTGTTGTATCAAGTTTCTCTTCTTGCTCCAACCATAGTATCATGTCTTGTGCACTTTTACGATGAAAATCATTAAACTTTGATGCTTCTAACCAATACTGCAAATCTTTATCTCTATTGTCTGCATATGTTATGCTACTACAGTCTTGTGCAAACTGCCACAATAAATGATAGTTTTTCTTATAGTCAATAGTAGGAACAATTTTAAGAGCTAAAGCTTTATCATCACCATATGAATTTAACTGAGTTTTAAGATCACTAAGAAGCTGTTCATCAAGAGTCATTTTAGTAGCAGACGCATGAAGCACTGTCTCAGGATCAATAACACTAACATCTGTAGTATCAATTATATGAGCCAAGTTTATAGCCATACCAGTTAACATCCAGACATCATACAAACTATCTTCTATATCTATATCATAGTATCTTACATTATCTGTGATCTTTGGTGTAATAATACATTCCAAACCTGAATCACCTATCTTTTTAATAATACCATGTCCATTCACATCTCCTTTTGTAGTCTCATAATTCCATATCTTATTCATCATTACTGTAGAAGGAATATTCTCAGCATTAGATAATTTATAAGTTGATATTTCATCATGACCTACAATTAGATCTGCTATTTCATAATCATTTGTTACAGTTATACCATGCTCTTTAAGAGCAGCTTTCAATCTATCCTGTGATACATTACATTTTGGTAGTATAAAAGCTTTCTTTTTGGTTCTAAAAGTTTGGTCATCCTCTGTAGGGACCGTTAGTATAGTGTTTATTTTTTCATATGTTGTTTGATCTTGTGAACATAATACTTCAACAATACTAGTACTAGAAACCAACCCATATACAGGGTCAGCTTCTAGTCCAAAGTATTTTAAAGCATCAGCATCAAACTTTTGATATACTGATTTATTTGCCATTTTACTTCATTGTCATTTGGATGATTTCAGGAACCATCATCAACTTGTTAAACTTCTTTTTATTACCGTTAAAAATTGTACGTACAATTAAATACTTAAGATCATTAGTAAAATAATCTTTAGTACATAAAGCTATCAGCCTGTCTGTTAACTTCTGTGTTATTGTATTATCTTTAGAATGAACAACTGAGAAGTTACCTAGCCTTGTAGCAAGAGTAGATGCAATATCTGCACGGTACGTGTCATCTTTACCAATACAACCTCTAAGCTCACCCAAGATATATGATTCGTTTTCATGAGTCAACAAATCTTTAGGTGTTACCAGCTTATCAAGCTTATTATTAATAAAGGTTGTAAACATAGAAGCAAAAGCATCACCAACACTACCTTCACCAATCATCTGAATCATACTAAGGTTATCCTCAAAAGAATCAAAGCTTGATATTGCATTAAAGAATGTAGTAATTGATCTTGCATTAGTCTCTTGTGTTACTAACTCTGGATGGAGCAATAGGAAGTTAATACAACGTGTATCAATACCTGCACCCTCAGCCCATTGTGCCCATACATTAACATCAAACTTAAGGTTAGCCGTTACATATCTAGTCTTTTGTGCACTATCTACACTGTTAACCATATAATCACCGTTATCCGGATTTGCTGTCAAAATTATGTGCCAGTCTTTTGGTAATGTCCATGAGATATAAGATTGTCTATCAATCAATTCCATAACTGCTTGAATAAATCTTGTGTCAGCACGGTTCCAGTCATCTAGTAATAAGATACCACCGGCTTTTGCATCTGCAATCCATTCAGGAGCACAATAAGACATTCTGTTCTTACCTGTCATTTTGTATCCATTCTTTAGATACTCTTGTACGGCAAGTTCATCAACCCACATACCAACTTTTTTAGTAGTAGTTTTAAGATTAGCTAAATCTGATGATGCTGCAGCTCTTTGTGCTGCTGTATAAGATATGTCATCAATCTTCTTTGCAGGTACTTGCTTCTCTTTATACATCTGAAATTGACGTACAGGGAAACCAACTAAGTCACCTAGTTCTTCTATCTGAGCTAAATTAAGCTTTACAAACTTTAGGTTATTATCTTGAGCAAGCTCTACTATAGTAGAAGTCTTACCAATACCTGATTCACCTACAACTTCTACGGATACAGAATTCTTACCTGCTTCTTGCAAATATCTGTTATTAGCAATTATGTGATTTACAAACCCCTTTAACTCTGTTACATTTAAATTTACTTGTGCCATTTTTCTATTAATTTAATTTAATTACTTGTCCTGGTAGTTCATCATTCATACTAGAAATACTGCTTAATACCCATAAGGTGTTATTTGGACAGTTTTCTGGAGAATAAGCCTCACCATCTGTTAAATATATTAGAGCTGTATACTGCCCTTTGTTTTCATTAAAATGATCTACTACTGGTTGGAAGCTTGTCCCACCACGACCATGTATTTCCCAATCTTTTTTTGGATTAAACTCTTTCACGCTATTCAAGCGGGTGTCACATTGTGCTACTGTAATTTTATGACCTGTCTTATGCATATGTGCAAGTTCACTAAAGAACTCTTTAAGCTCATCATTATTTACAGATCCACTTGTGTCAACACCAACAAGTATGTGATTCTTGAATTTAATCTTAAGTCCTGGATTAGCTGAATAACGTTTATTGTATTTACGTCTCAGCTTTTTAGTATATACTATACTAGAGTTACCTACAAATCTTCTTAGATATCCTTTCCAATCAAACTTAGGGGGTTCAATGTGCATTAACCTATGAATCAAATCAGCAAGCTCACCCGGTATAGTACCTTGTTTCTTTTCTGTTTGCTCAGCAGATTCTTTAAGTTGATGTTCAATTTGTTTCTGAACTAACTTTTTATCAGCTTCAGGTAACTCATCAAACTCTTTCCACGTACTATGACAATAAGGTGATTCACCATCCATTTGATCCATTAGATTATCTAATGAAGGACAGGTCCCATCTTCTTGCGCTTGTTCCAAAAGTTTATAATATTCTTTTGTACCTGCTTTTTTAGGAAGATTTAATTCAGGAAAACTTGATAACAATAAACCACCATCAGGTAATTTACTTTCCAGTATGTACTGGTTGATCTCTAAATCTGCAGCTATATTAAATAACTTGTGATTAGAATATAGATCCCTCAATAAAAGATGACCAAATGCAATATGCAAAAGTTCATGTTTAATTAATCCAAATCTGTGATCTTCACTGAGTCCATTATAAAACTCTGGATTTATTGTCAATTGCATACCAATACCTTGTTTGCTTACTCCTGCTGTAGGAATACGCTCACTATATTGCTTATTGATACCAATTAAAAAGAGCCCGTAAAAGGGCTCTGTAAATATTAAATTTTTAGTTGTTCTTGCAACCTGATCTTGTATGTTTATCATTGATTCATGATTTTATCTAATATTTGTTTATAAATAGAATCTGCTTTATGGATATCTATATAATAGTATAAAGCCTGTCTGCCAACAATTGGTGGATCAATAAATTGAACCGCATCAGCAAACTTCTTTCTGTGTTTAAATACTAAAGCTTTATGCATTAGTAAATCAGTAGTGTCATTCTTATAATTATTTGTATAAATTTCCCAAGCTAATTCCTGATCATCAGGTAAACCTTGAAACATTTGTTTTAATCTAAAGAATTCTTCAAATGTAATTACTTTGTAATTATCTCTATCCATACTCCTGGATTCTTCTTATCATATGTGTATTGCTCAAATGCAGGGATTATAAATTCTGCATTATCATCTTCTATCCAGCCATACTTAACCATATCATCTTGCACTGTTTGTGCAGGATTTATATAATCAAACTTATGGCGGCTGCCTCTAATAAATTCAAAAGATATTTTAACTGGAAGCTCATGCTTCTTGAGCTCTTCTTTAAACTCTTCAGTATATTTAAGATAAATATCTTTAGTTGCTTTTCTGTAGTTCATTACAGCTTTGCTAGCAATAAAGTATTTACCTGTCCATCTTCTTCCATTTTTACTAGAAGGTACGTTTCCCGGTATAAACCATTTCATATATTATTTATTTAAGGTCTCTTTTAATAATGGTCTTAGCATACTATGCACTTTATCAAATCCATGCTCTTTCATAGCATCTGATATGTCTTTACATATAGTTGGCACAAAACCGTGGATTTTATATTCTTTTAAATATACCTCCACAGCATGCTTACCTGCATCATCATTATCAAATAGAGTGATTACTTTTTTATACTTCTTCTTTAAGTGCTCTATAATATGAGGTTTAATCATAGTATTTTCTGAGTCAGGACTAATAACTTCTATGTTATAACCCATACTCTTTAAGCACATTGAATCTTTAAGTGATGAACAAATAACTAAATAAGGCTGATTATACTTAAGCTGGTCCTTACCTTGTAAATATGGCTTTGCTTTATAAAATTTGTACTTCTTACTAAAAGGTTGGTACATTTTATAAACTTCACCATTCTTATCAAAATAACCATAGCACCATTTGCTACCTATAGTTAGCTTATTTACTTCACCTGAATCATCTTTAATTAAATTATAATAATCAATTGGTCTAACATTGTACTCTTCAAGCATAGTTTTACCTATTCTAAAAGATAACCAAAACTTCCTATCCTCAGTAGTCCATTGTCTTTCTTTGATAAAGTCAATTTTCCATCTTGATTGAGGTGTAAATTTTTGTTGTACATATTCTGATGATTGCACATACTTGTTGTAATCTGATGTCATTTTTGTCATGGCACCATGAAAGTCTATATTAAACATTAGTTTAACTAGATCTATCTTATTACCGCTTCTACCTGTTGAAAAGTCTTTAAACTTATACTGCATTATAGATTTATCTACATATATGCAAAAGCTTGGCGTTCTTTCATTAGGATTAAAAATAGATTTAATCTTAATGTCTTGACCAGTAAGCTGTTCAGGAAGATCTAAGTAATATTGAAACACCCAAGTACTAGGTACATCTTGTCCTTCTCCAACAATGTTTTTTGTATTAAACATAAAACCAAAGATATTAAAAAGAAATGGGCCCAGCAATACACTGAGCCCACTCTTTCTAATTGGAGATATTAAAGTTCAAAGTCAGATCCTGCAGTAGGAGCTGGTTCAAAGTTATTAGCTGGTGCTGCTTCTTTCTTTACAAATGGTCTGAAATGATTGCTATCATTCTTATCAAATTGTACAAGATTAGAATTCTCTACATCAAGAGCTTCTAGAGGAACACCCATTCTGTTTCTCTTTGGTAAGAATAGATCATTATTTACATAACCTTCTCTATTTTCCCACTCACGTGCACCTAAGCAAGCATTAATATAGCCAGTGCCTGAACAAATCTTTGCAGCCTTCATCATAAAGTCTTCAATTGTTCCTGCCTCAATAGCATCAAGCTCATCTCTTTTGCCAACAACTTCAGCCAAAAAGACCATTGCTTTCAAAACTTCAGTATCACGGCTAATTTCATTACCATTTGCTAATGTAGCATCTTTAAATGGATATGGAGAAAATCTTACTCTACCAACTTGACCTTCATAACGTGGACCATTTACATTATTAACGTCTTTAAGAAAACCATTGAATTCTCCTTCAATAGGTTCACCTTCTACATGTAATGTAATATTGTATGCATCTGCATCATATGGTGTTTGATCAAAGGTAATAGAATTGATTTTTACTTTTTGATTTCCTGTTCCAATTACTGGTTTAGTTCCGCCTGATCCGGCAGACATGTCTTTAGTACTTAACATAATTTACTTTTTTTAATTATTAGTTTATTTGTTGTATTCTTCAATACAACTTGTTACAAATTGTAGGTCATTCTTGATAAATCTATCTTCAAACATACCCATTGGTGATTTACATGTGTTCTCTCCATTGTTTTGAGTTTCAAAACCATATTCAAGTTCACCATCATCATTTTTATTTACTTTTCCAAATAAAACAATTGAGAATAAGCCTTCCAAAGTTAAAGTGTTGTCAATCATTTTGCCAACAGTTTTAGCTTTAATTTTTCTATTCCCATTAATATCAGTTGACTCTTCTGAGTGAGTTAAGAAAATGATAGTTAAGTCATCTCTAAGATCTTTAGGTAGCTTAGCAACTTGTGCTAAGTTAGCTGCAATCTGAGTAAACTTATCATACCCTTTTTCATTAGCTCTATCAAAATATTCAAAAGAACTCATATATTGCCAATCATCAACAACAATAGTTTTGATATGGCCCATTTTATCATTTACATGACGCATTGCCTTAATAATACCCGGAGCTGTAGCAGCTGAGGTAAGATTACCTTTAGGGTTATCTTTAGTTATCTGAGTATACTTACTCTTCCAACCTTTAAAAGGTAAAGGTTTATTTGCTATGTTTATAATGAAAGTCTCTTTGGGATCTAATGTTCTGATTGAGGTTGACTTTCCTGTACCTGAATCAGCAATTACTAATACGCTGTTTGCCATGATTTATTTATTGAATTTATTGATTACTTTAGTTAATGTGATTAATGTTTGATTTATTTCTTCTAGCTTATCTATAAGTGCAGAATTTGCACCTGCATCAGGATTTGGTAAATCAAATAATGTTTTACCTATATCTGATACAAACTTAGGCTCTTCTATAATAGGATTACCTCTTGAAGTTATATCATTAATAACTTTTAATTCACTTACAGGTATAAGATGTCTTTGAAAACCTGAACTGGAAGTAACTAATTCATATTCTGATTTCCAATGTGGATTAGCTCTATGCAAATATAACGTTCTTTTTGGATCTTCAGAATCATAATCTATACTTACAAATTCAGTGTAAATGTCTTTATCTTTTTCTAGCTCACTAGGAAAGAATGATACATATAATTCATCTTTACCTTTAGGCCTATAGGCCATCTTTGGTATATACAGTGCATGCATAGTACCTACTGTTTGAAAGTAGTCTTCATGCTCTTCTCTTAATTTATTTACTTTTTGTTTTCTTTCTTCAGGAGTTAATCCCATAATTTCTGTGTTTAATTTTTTAGTGCTTATCATCTGCGTTCTTGTTGTCCAGGAGTAGGCATTTCTGCAATCTGCATCTTTTCAAATTCTGCTTTGAAAAAACTCATTCTTGCATCACCATTTCTAGCTTTTAAGAAATGCAACACCAATGTCCTATCATTTTCTATTATATATCTATCAGGCCCATAATATCTAATCTTTTGTTTAGCCGGGCGGT